TTTTGCCGAATACAGCCCCCCGCCGTCTATGGATTTAATGACGCCCGAAGCCTGGGCGTACGCAAACCCAGCGCTAGGCCATACGTTAGAAATGTCTGTAATTGAGGCAGAAAGCGAAGCGCCAAACCGTAACGCTTTTTTACGCGCGTCGGTTAACACGTGGACAGCAACACAAAACGGCTGGCTAGAACCAGGCGTATTTGAAGCCTTAAAAAGTGACGACCCAATACCGCCAGGCGGAATACTCGCTATCGAGGTAGACACCGACGGCGCGCTATACGTAGGCGTTAGGGCCGTACAGGTAGGGCTAAAAACGGCGGTTACGGTTGCGTTTGTTGCCGGCACACTTGCCGAAACGTGGCGTCTAGTTGAAGCGGAAATAGTAGCAGGCCCTACGTTGCGTTTAGCAATTACGCCAGGTCTTGAAATACATTTACCGCCAAATATGGAACGCCGTAAAACCATTGTTGGCTACCGCGAATTGTTGCGCTGGACTAGTCCGGTAAAAAATATGATTATAGAAAACCGAATTTACCACCACGGCGAAAACCAGTTAATTGAACACGTCGAGCGCGCCGTACTTATAAAACACCAAGGCAGCGTTGCCCTGTCGTCTACGCGTAGCCCTGGGCCTATTACGTTGGCTAGGTGCATGGTTTGGGCTGCAGCGTTGGCGTCTAAACCGCAGCTTGTCGGCAAACCGTTAGTAGTTGCGCTAAACCGCTAATGTTGTAGTGGCACTATCCGCGACGGCTTACCTTTTCGTCGGGAAAAGAATAGACCGCTTCACCGTGGGTAGTGCCACCAAACTTTTAACAGATATGGCAGACTAAACGCATGGCGTTATTCAACAAGGTCAACAAGGCCGCTATAGGTACTACCGTTAAAGCGGCGGCTAGTGGTTCAAATGTTGGCGCGTCACAACTCGATAACTTTTATGCGTTTACCCAGGGCGCTACCCGCCAACGTGCTATGGCCGTACCGGCTATTACTAGGGCGCGCGATTTGTTGGCGTCAGTTATTGGCTGTACGCCGCTTTCACTTTATAACGAAATGTTTAACCCAATTAGCGGCGAGCTTGAACAGATTAAAATTGCGCCGCGCGCATGGCTACGACAGTTAGACCCGTCGCTACCAAATAGCACAACGCTTGCATGGTTATTTGACGATTTATTTTTTACCCAGCGGGCGTTTCTTTACATTACCGAAAGGTCTAGCGACGGCTACCCAAAAGCGTTTCAACGTATGCCTAGCGCTATGGTTTTAACACAAGACCAAGCTGGGCCTGTATTTTTTGCGCCGTCTAAACAAATAATGTTTAGTGGTTTACCTATTGACCACCGCGACGTAGTGCAATTCATTAGCCCTATTCAAGGTTTGCTATACACAAGCCCTAACGCGGTTTTGACGTCGCTTAAGCTCGAGCAGGCAAGGCTACGCAACAGTTCTAGTTTGCTTCCTACGGGCGTTTTGCGGCAGGTCGCGGGCGAGCCTTTAAGCGCCGAGGAATTGCAACAGTTGGGCCAGTCGTTTGAAACGGCGCGCCTTACAAATTCCGTAGCGGTTCTTAACGAATTTGTTACGTACACCGAAACGAACAGCGACGCTAGTAAACAAATGTTGGTAGCAGCTAGTGAATACCAAGCACTCGAAATCGCCAGGCTCGCAAATTGCCCCCCATACCTTTTGGGCGTTGCTACTGGTTCGTACAGTTACCAAAACAGCACCCAGGCGCGCCAAGATTTGTATATGTTCGGCGCAAAATTGTTTATGGACTGTATAGCCGAAACGCTAAGTATGGGTAACGTATTGCCGCGCGGTACGTATTGCAAATTTGATATAGAAAATTACCTATCCGAAAGTTACCTATCCGAATATGACACACCCGCAGAAGTTGACGAAGTAGGAGTAATGCCAAATGCTTAAATTAGTTCAACAAGATTTACAGATTGACGCAGCCGGACCTAACGGTATGCCACGCCGAACCCTTGCAGGTCTAGCGTTGCCGTACAACGTCGAGGCAACAGTAAACGACGGTACAAAAGTTATGTTTTTGCCAGGCAGTTTAAACGCAAGCGAAAAAATGCCGAAAATGTATTTAAACCATGACAGCACCAAGGCCGTAGGAATTGTTACAAGTTTGGTAGATACGCCTGGCGGCATGATGTACGAGGCTCGCATTTCCGAAACGACATTAGGAAATGAAGTTTTGGTTTTAGCCCAAGACAAAGTTTTAGACGCCGTATCGGTTGGGGTAAATCCGACCCGTTTTAGTTACGACGAAAAGGGCACAATGATTATAGAAAGTGCCGATTTTCAAGAATTATCGTTAGTGCCTTACGGGGCTTTTGCGGGCGCGTCAGTAGACCGCGTAGCAGCGTCGCAGGGTATCCCACAAGACGAACAAGAAGTAGATAATATAGAAACCGAAACACCTAACGAGGAGTTAGACACCATGACACAGCCAACAGAAACCCCAGCCGTTATCGAGGCCGCAAGCGTAGCCCCAGTTGTTTACGCACAGCCGCGTACTTTCAAATTGCCAACCGCAGGCGAATTTATTGCCGCGTCGTTGCAAGGTGGCAGCGTACTTGCAGAAATGAACGCACGCGTACAAGCTGCAGCGCCAAACATTACTACAGCCGATACCCCAGGTATCTTGCCTGAAATCATTACCGGAACTGTTTACGACAGCCTTAACCCAATTCGCCCGTTTGTTTCGGCTATTGGCGTACGCGCAATGCCACAGAGCGGCGCAACGTTTCGCCGCCCAAAAATTACGGTACGCCCAGTAGTAACACAACAGCCAACAGGCCAACTAAATCAGTTGGACCCGTCTACTGTCACCGTTGCAAATAACAACGTTAATAAACTTACTTTCGGAACGTTTGTAACAATGTCCGAACAAGATTTGGACTGGACAGACCCAGCAAGTATTAACATTGTGTTGAACCAGTTGGCTATTGCTTACGGTCAAGCAACAAACAACTACGCCGTAGATACTTGCCATGCAGCAATTACACAAACCAGCGCAGTTGCCGACACGTCAGACCCTGCCGACTGGATTGCAGCCATTTACGAAGGCGCCCGCCAAATTAGCGCAACTAGCAATTACCTACCTACACACATGGTCGTAACACCTGGTACGTGGGCCGCGTTAGGTTCATTGGTTGACAGCACAGGCCGCCCAGTATTTCCACAAATCGGCGCTATGAACGCACCAGGCGAATTGTCGGCTTCAAATTGGAACGGCAATCCGCTAGGTCTTGTTTTGGTAGTTGATAAAGATACGCCAGGTTCATTTATGGGCCACGCAGCGGGACCAGCTGCAGGCTTCGAATTTTACGAACAGCAAAAGGGCGCTATTTCTGTAGACGTACCTAGCACCCTGGGCCGCACTATTGCGTACCGTGGTTATGCAGCGTCGTTTATGGCAGACGCTACAAAATTCGTTAAGTTCGTCTAACCGAAAGGCGGCCTAACCGCCATGACGCAGGTTTACCAAGTAGCGCATAAAACGCTATTAGACAACTACGCAGTTTTAGAAACGCTTACACCTAATGAAGTGTACGTAGGCGCGTCTATTGTTGTAGCAGGCGTCGACGCAACTTTTAACGGTACTTACACAGTTTACGCTGTACCCGAATATTTGTTTGTTGGTATAGACGACGACGGCGATTTACTTTTTAATTATGAAATCGCCGTACCGTTTCAAATTCTGTACGCAAAAACAGCCGCCAACGTTACGCGCACCACGGCAACAGGAACCGTAACGCTAGGTACAATTTCGTGCACGTGGGTTACAGCTGGTCAAATTGAGGACTGGCTAGGTATCGGTACAGCGTCAACACTCGATACAACTTTTCTTACACAATGCGCGGCAGCTGCAAACGACTTTTGTTTTCAACGCCGGCTAGAAAGCGGATACATAGACGCCAAGGCAACAAGCCCTAGTAACAGCGTCACCCTGGGCACTATTGCCTATGGTGGTTTCCTGTATCGACAGCGTGGCGCGGTAACAGATTTTGCTAGTTTCGACGGCCTGCCTGCAGGTAACAGCGTTGGCCTGTCGCCAATGATTAAACAACTTTTAGGTATTCCACGCCCGCAGGTTGCCTAATGCCTGTTGCTTTTACAGACCTATTTAACGAGGCGCTAGACGACCTAGCAGCGTCGCTAACGACCATTACAGGGCTACAGGTAGTTACAGACCCCCGCAATCTTGTACCGCCTTGCGCGTTTATAGACGCCCCTACGTTTACCGTGTATTCAAACAACGTCGTAGAAATGACTTTTCCAATACGCATAATTACGCTGGGGCCTGGCAACCTTGACGCGCAACGGTCACTACTTAACTTGGCTAGCAAGGTCGTTACTAAAAAAATTGGCGTAACCGACGGGCGCCCAACTATTGCGCTAATTGGCGGCAGCGAACTACCCGCCTACGATTTGACCATAACCCTACAAACCCAGGCAACCGCCTAGAATAGGTGCAACATGAAGTACACAATACTTAGCCCCCGTATCGGTACACCCGGCGACACTTACGAACCAGTAGACGGCGTTAATGTCGACGCGCTGGTAGCAGGCGGTTTTATTATTCAATCCCCCACGACAG